ACAGCTTCTTTCTGAAGACACCCGCAAGACTTAGTATTACCACTTTTGAGTTGATCAATCCTTGCGTCAAAAAGGGTCAGACCCACAACAGCACTGAACTTTAATATATGATCTGCGACCTTCTCTGTAACCGTCTGAGACAATACATAGACGACCGAATGATTCACCAATCATCGGAAAGTCCCTGAATTTTTCCATCACCTCTGTGCGCAAGCATCCACAAGACACGCTTGGTTGGCTTGGACTTGTAAGGGTTCCTAGACGCAACTCGGCTATCGTACCGCAGTCGCAGCGGCACTCTACAAACTTAGCTTTAGTGCCGCTTGGAAATGTTTTATAGAAAACCTCAGACAAGACTTCCCAACGATTAAATTTGTCTCCTACTTTTACAACCGTCTGCTTTCCCATGGGTAGTACCTCTTTTGATTAATGAGATACTATAATAACACGGAAATAAGAATATGTAAACAGTTAGAGAACCTTTAATTACACACTCAAAAAGCCTTCCACCCGAACGCGGCGAATACTTCCCGCAAGACGAGCACGGAATACAAAAGCACCTGCAATACGCTGAGCACGAAGGTTCTCAGGGATACTCAGTACATCAGGAGTTTGTACCACCCATCCGCGATCAATAAGACCATTGGCTTCTGCTTGAGAAAGAACACTTCTAATTTCATTCTCGATAATCAAAAGTCCGGGATTTGTAAGGGGTACCTTGAGACTGTTGATTAGGCGGAAGTACACTGCCTCTTGGAGGCGAGCGTACAACCAGTCAATACCTACAATTTCCGTTTATGTTCATGTAAGGTCATTACTCTTACACCGCTTTAGGTTTTCTTGACCAACCGTGATGATTTCTTTTGCACCAATTTTCAATAATGTAATATTCCACATTACCGTAATATTGTGCAGCAAATATCGGGCTATCAAATTCCAAACCTTCTGGAGATACGAATTTATTCTCACTTCTAGAAGAGGACTTGTGCAGGAACTCTTCATTTCTTTCTGCGTTTTGTATAATATTATCATTAAGCTGCTTTGAATTTGCAGCTTTTACTACAGCACCAAGCTTCTGCATTGTAAGCAGTTGTTGGTAATTTTCCTCTTGACCTGACCAAGCTTTCATTTGTTTAGCTTTCTCGGCCTTCCACTCATCTGTGTGATTTTGACCTCTCCATGCGTCATTAGCCATCTTACGAATTTCATCCATGTAACCAGATTCGATACGTTGTTTAGCTAAGTCCCTCGCATGTTTTCGCTGAGCTTCATTATTGGCTAACGGGCGAATTCTATCCAGAAGACCTGACTCAACATTGGCCTTTCCACGAGCAATAACCTGCTCAACTTCCTGTCCAGCCATCATTAGCCATGCCATATAGTCAGAGGCTCTTTTAAAGGCTTTCCAAAGCAATCTATGGGCAAATATGTGTTGTCTGTATGTCAACCTAATAAGGTTTTCTTTTGAATCGTCGCCTCCTGCATGGCGAGGAATGATGTGGTGCTTTTCTGTGTAGACACCAACCTCAAACTCTTGATTCTTGTATTTCTCAATAAACGCAAAATAAAGTTTTTCGTAATTCATAACTTCTCCATAAGCAGCTCATGCTTTCACGTGAGACCAGACTATATCTTAACGTACAGCATCACCTGTTTACGTTCTCCCCATTTCGGGTCATTTGACCCTACGGCATTCCTGCCTAGTCGTTGAACCTTCCCTTTCGGGCTTGGCTGCTGATTGTCCAATTTCTGTCGTTTTCAAACATTCACGCTTAAACCAGTTTACACAGGTTTTACGTTGTAGTCTACAGAACTTTAGGAGTTTCCAGCAATTAAAGGAGTTTTCACTAAACCGTTTCTGGTTTAGGCGACTTGTTTCAAATCGATTGGCGAACCACCAAAAGTGTCACCGTCTTGGAAGATATCAACACCAGCAACACGAGTGTACATGTTGCAATTCTTGCCGCGAAGATTTACACGAGCTGTATCATTGATAGTCGAACGAGTTACGCCAACAGCGCGCTTCTTATCCCAATCGTTAGAACCGGGGGTGTAAGGAAGTTGAGCACCAATCCAAGCAGCTTCTGGGTACTCAGCATCAGCAGTAGGAAGATACACACCGAAAGTGCGATCTGCTGTCTTAGCACTGAGCTTGTAAGCAATGTCTGTGACACCAGTAGTGATAGCAACTGGATCAGCAGTGGAAGTACCCATGATCTTACGTTGTGCTTGAATAACATCACTTACAGCTTCTACAATAGTAGCATCATGAGTATCAAGGATCAAGGCATACCAAGTGCTGTTCTCATCACTAACAGCTTCCAGAGCATCTGGATAAGTCTCAGTAGGTGCAGCGTTCACCAGAGTCAGATTACTGGAGGCAGTAATAGACCACGCAGACCCTGGAGTCACAACAGCCACGGAGAATGTACCGTCAAGGTTGTCTGTAAAGGTGACGCCGGTCACAGGGGCAAGATCATAAGCTGCTTTGAGGCCAGCTACGATTTCTGTTGCAAGTGCTGTGGCATCTGAAGTATAAGTAAACACAGTTGGTGTTACACTAGATGGTCCAGCAATAGTTACAGTGTATGCAGTACTGTTAGAAACAGTTGCAACGGAACCAGCAACACTGTTAACCTGACGACGGCCTACTACAATGCTAGGCGGACGTGCACCTACAGTGGTTTGACCAAAGAGTTTCTGAGCAATTTTATATACTTCATCGGTACTATTGAAGTCATCTTCAACGGCAGAGAAGTCAGTGTAAGAACGAGCACGCTCAGTAAAATTAGTATGTGTTGCAAGTACAAGGGGGATTTGGAAAGACGCAGTTTCTACAGGGGTAGATTCTCGCGTGATTGTAATTTGTACGATAGAATCAAGCTCTGCCATCGTTATTTCCTTTATTATGTTAAGGGTTTATTACTAGGTCTTCAGGTATTGTAAAATTGTCTTGGATTGTGTCGTTGTAAACACCCTCGACTGTAATACCCTCTACAATATCCACCACTTGTTTAGTAACTACATGGTAGGAAAATGTTACGTCTAGGTTGTGGTACTCTACCCAAGTAGTGTCACGTTTCTGAGGAGCACGTCTTACTTGACTCTTTCTCATAAAGCCAAGTTTGTTACGAGCAGCCTCTTCTAACACCAGAGGGTTATTGTTTATTCTTTGGTAAAGACTGTAAGCCATCTCACCAGATTGACTACCAACAAAGCTTAATTGAGCCATCACTTCATAAGAGACTTTAATAGTTTCTTCAAATGTGGCACCATTAGCTTCAACAAGACCACTGCTTACATGCCGTCCTGTTTGATCTACATTTAAAATGCTAACTGTTACATAAGAGCCAGCTGGCTCATTACCATTGGAATGACTATGAATTACAGTAGGATTAACAAACTCATCCAAAGCAACTAAAGCCACATTCCTTACAGCAGTTCGTAAACTTGAGTAAATATTCATCCTGCACTTACCTCAAGTCTTGCAGCCGTGGCTTTCCAGTGGTCAAGAATTCCCATCTCATAGTACCTAGACTTCATCACCTTGTAGCGATTACCTTGCCACACAAACTCATCAGCTTCCCAACCAGAAGCTCCAGGCTTAGCAGTACGAATCTCATCAGCGCAATAAAGCTTGTACCATTCCTTTGACCTATCAGCTTCAGGAAGAAGCATAAGTTCAGAATCCTTGAAAGGCTGGATATTCACTTCAACAGGAACTTCAACTTCTGTTCCCTCAACCCATTCACCGTCCACATAACTTCCTTGTGTACTTCGGTAAATAGTAAGAGGAACCTTCTTAGTAAGGAGGAAGTTTGGTTTTAGCATTATGTTCCTCGCTTAGTTGTCTTCACAGATACGTTAGAAATAAGTTCACTGGATTCAATCAAAGGATCATCAAACCCTTTCAATTCAATAGTGGTTGGTGAGTTAGGTGGTGTATCCCAGTCAATCATTACCTGACGTAATGTCTGCCTGAAACTGTCACCTTCCCTGTGCAAAGCTTTGAATACATCTTGTCCATTAGCTACAGCAGTGATGATTCGCTTAAAGCTTGCATCGTTAGAACCTTTCATCAAGGCTCCTCTTAAACCAACACGCATATAAGGACGTGGTGGAATATTCTTAGATGCAACACCTTCTTCAATCCATTGAGCTACTTGTGCATGTGGAAGATTTTCATTATCACTTCCGTATGAAGTGTCTTGCCAACCAAGTTGATCTTCAAACATCTCTGCTTTAGCAAATGACTTCTTAAGGTTTTGCCACACTTTCTTGTCTACTGTAAGTTTCATAGACATAGGATTAACACTCCGTGTTAGCAGCCACAAGACTTATCTGTGTTGAAAGCTCCAGAGATAATTGGAGTATCACAAACTTTAATCTTTGTAAGAGGGCTTCTAACATTGTCAGGATTAGCGTTATTAGCGCAAATGTCTTCCCAACTAATACCAGAAGCATATGGCATCAAACCGTTTGGTAAGTTACCTGCACTAGAATCATTGATTAGATTCTCAAGTGCTTTCAAATACTGTGTGGATAGAGAAGACCAAACTTCAATATCACCTGTACGCTCACGAGTTGTCCAACCCG